CCAGTGTCAATCATTGACCCGCCGTCTTTTTCAAGATACGAGTCAATAATTTCCTTGAGTCTAGACTTAGCGTCGACGGCCATTAACTATTTTCCTTTTTCTTTGACTCAATCTTAGCAGCTTTTGCCTGCTTCTTAAGGTCTAACCATTTGCCAAAATACACCAGTTCGGCAGAGGAATAAAGCTCTGGATGATGCAGCGCTTGCTTTACAAGTTTTTTAGTTTTCATAGCGTTTCCTCACGAGACAAATTTGGAATTAAACCCAGCTTGGCCGAGCTGATAAGCGTCGGCCATTCCCTGAATATTACCGATAGCGCCAGGTAAATTGCTGGAACCAAACGCCATAGGGAGCTGAGGACCGGCTCCGGGCTTGATGCCGCGTCTCATTAGCTCATCGTTGAGTTGCTGATTTTGTTGTGTACCACCTTCATATAAACGACGCAGTTGTTCACCCGACCTACCACCCAACGAACCAGGTGTGCGCCTGATATCAAAACTTGGATTACCGGCAAGTAAATTACCTGGGGCTCCAGGGACGTTGAGTTCTCCGCCGTAATACATGTGCTTATCTTGTTTTCCCTTATTCTAGTCCTCTAAAACTTCGTAACCAGAAGCGTCATTTACCTTGGAAATTACGATACCTTCGCCGCGTACATCCCAATTTAAAACATCGCCTTCTTGCCAACCCAACTCTTCGATCACTTCGTCGGGCAAAATAATGTATTGATCTCCGTTTTCGTCCTCTTGTACTTCAAGGATGTAGCTCATTTGCTCAAAAGCTTTTCCATCAGTTTATCAAGCTTATTATTGATCTCGCGAAAATTGTTGTGCATTTCTTGAATTTCCCTTAAGAAGTCGACCTTGAGCACGTAGTCCAGTGGCATGCGGTTGACCTGGTCTTCCAAGAGGTCCACCCTTCGGTTTTGTGAATTAAGTCTTTCACCTAGTCGGCTCATAAGCTTACTCATTACCCAGGAGCCACCTGTCGCAGCTGAGATCACTGCCGTAAGAGCAATAGCTAAATATTCTGGTCCCACGAATCCAAGGTTTTTTAATATTCTAAGAGTCAGTAATCGAGGTGTAACTGTCCCTTCCTTGCTAATCCGGTAACAAGCCAGACCAACGCATCAACCGTATCGTCGTGACTACTTACGCCAAAGTTGGTAAGCTCTTCAAACATGTTGGTGAAGTTACGAAAACGGTTGAAGATAATCTTGCGGTCCTCAAACATTCCCATGATGCCACGGAAGCGGGCCAACTTATCTGCCCTGAAACCTTTAACGGGATGCCAAATTAAATTGTAGAGACCTTCATTGTTCAGACAAACACGCTTGAAGTCTGCCTCTAGGGATGCCTGGTACTGTACGGCCTCACTCCAAATATCGCACGTTGAATAGCTGGGGTAATACAAACCGCTTTGTTCGTCTTTGGCAATCACTGACCAATCATTCAACAACTCCTTGAGGGCATCAAGTTTTTCAAGGTTACCCATGACGCGAATACGCCGGTAATCAATAATATGAATGCGGTCGCCAATGCGACCACCAAGAATCATAACTGTGTAATCGTTTTTCTCTTTAGTACCAGCGGAGAGGTCAACCCCAACCCCAAGGGCGTCAAACTCCGTTGCAATTTCTGCTTTTACAATTAACTCCGGAGCCAACGAAAGTTCGTTCTGCCGGATGACTTGATTCATGTACTGGAACGAGAAAGCAATTGGCGCTTGCCGTTTTTTTTCCTTTAGATAATCCAATGACCACATGTCTGGCCAATACGATTCCTCTTCGCCAGTGATGGGATTGTTTTGAATTGCTGAAAGGATAATCTGTTGCCAGTTGTTTTGTTCATTGAATGTTGTGGAGTGAATGTCATCGTGTCTGAAGCGAGTACCAAGGCAAATCGCTCGTGCGCCTTCAAACATGGTGGGTGCAATCACAGCATTCCAGTTGTCCTGCATCTGTTTCCTGATGTCAGGGTTGGCAATATCTGCGGCTGACTTGATGGCGTCATCAATCATGACCAAGTGCGAACGCTTGGAAGTCACCGAGCCCTTGAGGCCTGCTGCGCAAAGCGTAAACTGTTCGTCACCTGTTACATCAATGCCAGCAAACTTGTGATCAATCGACCAGTACTCATTACTGGTGGCGTTCTTTAGAAGGCGAACTTTAGGGAAAACTTCTTGGTATCGTTTGCTTTCAATGATGCGTTTGATGGTGGAGGACTTGGAACGAGCAATGTCAACGGTGTAGGACAGATACAGAATCTGCAGTGGCAACCCTGCGTGGGTATGGATGCCAATGGCCCATGCCGTAAGCAGACCCAACACTGTGGACTTAGCGGAACCCCTGGGTGCCAGGAGATCCACATTGGGACCAGCGATCTTAATGAGGCAACTGCTGTCCTCCTCTGTGACAAAGTGTCGATGCCAGTTGAGATGATGAGCAGCCGGTGGTTTATCCGCTACGTATTCACAGAAGAAGCCAAAATCTTCCTGGGCCTTCTTCAGTGCTTCTGCGTTACGTGGCTTGCGTATTTGCTGTCTGCGTGCGGCGGCTTGAGCATTGCGGCGGTAAGCAAGATGCGTATAGCTTGGCACAGCAGTAATTCAGAGTATTACTGAATACTACCTTACTTTTTGTCTTCTTGTTTTTTGGCTTTTTGCTTTTGATACTTACGTGCTTTTTCTAAAGCAGCCTTACGCTTTTCCTTGTCCGACATCTCAGTGCCGTCTTCTTTCTTCGCATCTTTTTTCTTAAGGTGCGCAAGAAACTGCGGAGGAACCTTACCAGCCATTTAAATCAGCTATCTGTTAACAATGTTGTATTGCACCTCAATATTTTAAGGCAGTTATTCGTCAAGTTGCATCTTTGCCCACACACTCATGGTCGCTTCTTCCAGGGGGATCTCAATTGGATCATCCTTGAAGACGGAAAGGAGTTCACGAATGGCACGATCGGCACCAGCCATTAACAGGCCCTTGCGATCTTTCATGCCAGTGAATCGGTCAATTTGTTCGATATGACCACGAATTTCTTTTTGCATTGACGCAATGCGGGCAACACCTGCATCACGTTTAACGTTGCCGTTCTCAACATCTTCACGGAGTTTGCGAACATCCTCCTGCATCTCGTCAATTTCATACAGAAGTTTTTGACGATGGTCAGCCTTGGGGTAATTGTTTTGCACCCAAAGCTCACACGCAGTAATGCTACCTGTATACCGTAGGAACCGGGCATACAAGTAGACTTCGACTACGGAATAGTTGTTGCTAGCGAAAGAGCAAAATGTTTCCTGAGTTGACGCATCGAGATTGTCAACCCAGGAATCAAATAGCTCAATATCGATAAGCTCGTTGGGCCTGCCCGTAATCCCGCTCTTCGTCGCGTTGCTTGAACTGCTGGCCTTGTTCGGCAGAGCTACGTTGTTCTTCTGCGCCCTTACCGATGGTTTCACGTTCTTGTTCACCAGCAGTCTCCATTTTTTTCTTGGAAAATTCGTAAGCCACACCAGCAGCCTGGCGGTACTTGTCTAGATCAAACCAGTCGTCAACGTCTGTTTGACCAGAGGGTACACTGCTTGTCATGGCTTAGATAGTTTACAAGAAAAAATCAGAAATTGGACATCATTGAAGCCAAACCTTGAGCATAAATGTCACGGCGGCTTTCAAGGGATTTTTGGCGCTGTTGACGACCCTTAGAACCTTCAAGCCGTTCAAGTAACTGCTCAAACTTGTTGATGTCAAAATAGTTGTCGTTAGGATCTTGACCAGTAGGAGTGGCAGACATCTAAATATCTTGCGGACTAAAACGATTATAACAAGGGTAATTCAACTGGAAATGGATTAGCTCCAGAAACCAGAAACAAGGTTTGATGCCACACTGCCAAAGGAATTAATCTTGGCAACTTCTTTGGAGCCTTCATTTTTCAACTTCTGGGTTTCTTTGTCGATCTCCCCTTGAAGGTTGGTCAACCCGGCGCTGTAAAGATACTTGCGGGTGTCGGCAACACCTTGAAGCCCCTGCTGGAGTTCTTCAACACTTCGATCTTCGCCGAAGAATTTTTCATAATCAGGCTGTGCAACTCCACTCCTTTGCTCAAGGCTTGCGGTATCTGCGTATTTGGGAAGAAGAGAAGGATCAAACTTAA